GGAGGACCCCCCTGCCTTTTCGTCCTGTTTATCCCCGAAGGTGGTTGAAACCGTCCACAAAGGCCCAATGACTGGTAATCTCTAGAAAATGACCCTAGAACTAGTAGAAAATAAACCGATACTTACAGGGGCTGTAATGCCTCGCCTGCATACGCCATGGGTTGAAGGCGAATCTAAGGTAGATGCTATTATTGAACTAGCTGAGAAAATCGGCCAGCCCCTTTTAGAGTGGCAAATTGTGATCCTGCGAGATATGTGCGCCGTAGATGAAAATGATCAGTTTGTAAAAAAATCTAGCTTGTTAGTTTGCAGCCGCCAATCAGGTAAAAGCCATGTACTGCGTATGCGCGTACTAGCTGGGCTGTTCTATTTCGGCGAGATGAATATACTCATAATGAGTTCGCAGATGCTTATGGCCTCTAAGTCCCTGGAAATCATGGCAGGCATTATTGATCGTAATGATTTTCTACGCAGCCAGGTAAAAGGCGGCAATATCGAGAAAGCCTACAAACGCACCAACGGCAATAATCGAATCATCTTAGAATCAGGCGCGGAAGTTCGCGTAGTAGCTGCGACTGCAGACTCTAGCCGTGGTTTAACTGCCGATGTAGTTTGGATCGATGAGCTGCGGCATGTCGGTACAGAGGCGTTAGATGCTGTAAAAAGTACAACCCTAACTCGCCCTAATTCGCAGCGGTTTTACACTTCCAATGCTGGATTTAAAGATAGCCACGTCCTCAACGATATGCGTGAAAGATCGCTTAATAAGCCGCCTAAATCGGTTGGCTATTATGAATATAGCGCGCACGATGGCTGCGATATATGGGATCGATCAGCCTGGGCGATGGCTAACCCGTCATTGGGCTTACTCATTACTGAAGCCGCCATGGAAGAGATAGTAGCTACATCGGACTACAGCGCGGTAATGACTGAGAACTTATGCAAGTGGGTTGGCACGGATCTATCGCCCTGGACACCTGGCAGCTGGGAAGAGTGCGCCGATCCTGAGCTAATCCTTTCGCCTGGCATGTATTCCATGTTTGCCTTTGATATTGAGCCACACGCCAAACGCCACGCAGCTTTAATGGCAGGTGCAATATTGCCCGATGGCCGTATCGGTATTAGCTTAGTTAAAACCTGGGAATCCGATCGCGCAATCGATGAGCTAAAAATTGCCGTAGATATTAAAGGCTATTGTGATGAGTGGATGCCTAAGCAAGTGCTATTCGATAAGTACACAGGCCAGGCTATTGCCGACCGCCTGCATGTATCAGGCGTGAAGGTTGAGGACTGCTCAGGGTCACAGTTTTACGTTGCCTGCCAAACGTTTAAAGATTACATAGATAACAAGCGCGTAGTACACGGCAATCAAGAATTCCTAAATGAGTCCATGGATAACGTAGCTGCTAAAAGTAACGATCAAGCCTGGCGTATTATCCGCAAACGCAGCAGCGGCAGCGTGGCCGCGCCAATTTCGGCAGCCATGCTAGTTATGCATCTATCTAAGCCAATGCAGGAAGCCAAGATATACGCCTAGCGACACGCCGCACACAATCGGTAATATGCTTGACATTTTGAGAAAATCCTACCTATGGGATTACTGGAAACTTTAGGCTTTAAGGGTAAGGCAGAGGTAACTGCCCAGTACGCCCCTGCCATTATGGATAGCACTTATGGTGCTGGCATGTACAGCTATAACAGCGGCCTTTCAAATTACGGTTATGGCGTACCAATGGATCGCAATATTGCGTTACAAGTACCTAGCGTTAGCCGTTGCCGCAATTTAATTGCAGGCGTTATATCTAGCATTGATTTAGGTTTATACAAAAAATCTACAGGCAAAAAATTAGAAAACCCAGTATGGCTAGATCAAATGGATATTCGCCAACCGCTTAGCGTTACCTTGGCCTACCTCGTTGATGCCTTACTTTTCTACGGCGTGGCCTATCTAAGGGTGACCTCGTTGTACGCTGATGACAACCGCCCTTCAGGATTTGAATTTATCCCTAATACTCGCGTTACCGTAACTACAAATAAATACGGCGATGAAGTTCAATATTATGCAGTCAATGGCGTACAAGTACCTATGGATGGTATTGGTTCGCTAGTTACTTTTCAATCATTACTGCCAGGTGTATTACAAACTGGCGGCCGCACTATTCAAGCTGCGTTAGATATTCAAAAAGCTGCAGCTGTTGCCGCTGCTACGCCAATGGCCACTACTATTTTGAAAAATACTGGCGCGGATTTACCAGAGGCACAAATACAAGGCTTACTAGCTGCATGGAAATCGGCGCGCACTAATCGCAGTACGGCATATTTGACTAGCACTTTAGAGGCGCAAAATATTGGCTTTAGCCCTAAAGATATGACATATAACGAAAGTAGCCAATACCTTGCTACTGAAATAGCGCGTTTAATGAACGTGCCTGCGTATTACATTTCTGCAGATATGAATAACAGCATGACATATCAAAATATTTTAGATGGCCGTAAAGAATTTGTAGCCTACTCATTACAGCCATTTATTAGCGCAATCGAAAACCGTTTGAGCATGGATGATCTAACTGCTCATGGCAATCGTGTGCGCTTTGCAGTAGATGAAACTTTCTTACGCGCAGACACTATGGCGCGTTTAGATGCAATCGAAAAGATGTTAAACCTTGGCTTAATAGATGTATCGCAAGCTCAGGAGATGGAACAGCTAACGCCAAATGGATCAGGAGATACAGCAAATGTTGCAACTAACGTTTAGTAATTCAATCGAGGCGGCTGATACAGATCGCCGCATTATTTCTGGAAAGATCGCGCCATACGGAGAAGTAGGTTATACATCTGCTGGCCCAGTCGTATTTGAACGCGGATCAATTTCAATTCCCGATGCATCAAAAATTAAATTGCTAATCCAGCATGACAAAACTAAGCCAGTAGGCCGTGCTACAAACTTTAGCGATAGCACCGATGGCGTTTATGCATCGTTTAAAATTTCTAGTAGCACCCGGGGACAGGATGCGCTAGTACTTGCTCAGGAAAATCTAGTGTCTGGCTTATCCGTAGGTGTGGATGTAACCGCATCTAAGCCGATGAAGGATTACCTGTTAGTTACCGCTGCAGTCCTGAAAGAGGTAAGCCTAGTGGAGTTGGCTGCCTTTGATTCAGCGGCCGTAACTAATATTGCAGCTGCTAAGGCTGCACTAGAGGCAGCAACGAGTAACAGCATGAAAACAACAACGATCAATACGACAATCGTAGAGATCGAAACCGAAACCGAAAATGAAAGCGAGGAAGCTGTGACTACAGCCCCTATTGATACACCGGATGTACCGGCAGAAAAAGTAACCGAGGCTGCTGCACCAGTTGAAGCATCTCGCCCAATTATTCGCCCATCCGTATTAGATAGCCAGACAGTTCGCACACCGATTACATCAATGGCGAAGTACACAGAGCATAAGATCAAGGCCGCCATGGGCGATCGTGATTCAATTCTTTACGTAACCGCAGCAGATGATAGTTTTACAACCAACCCTGCATTTAATCCCACCCAGTACCTTTCAGAATTTGTATCTAATACAAATTTTGATACCCCAATGATTAATGCACTTTCACAAGGCGTTTTGCCAAATAGTGGTATGACTATCTCTATCCCATCTTTGGTTACATCTGCAGGTGGCCAAAATGGCGTAGCACCTGTAGTAACAGTTGAAGCTGAGGCAGGCGCAGTACAAAACACAGGTATGGTTACTGAATACCTAACAGGTACAGTTAAAAAGTACTCAGGTATGAACACACTAAGCGTTGAACTGCTAGAACGTTCAGACCCAAATTTCTACGCTGAACTAACAAACCAATTACAGCGCGCATACTCACTTGCTACCGATGCTGCAGTAATCGCAGACGTAGTAGCAGGCGGCGTACAAGGTACTGCAGTAGCAGCTACATCTGCTGGCATTATCTCTTACGTTTCAACAGAGTCAGCGAACGTTTACAAGAACACTAGCTACTTTGCTAAGAACTATGTAGCTGGCCCTTCACAATGGTCACTACTAATGGGTGCTACAGATTCAACAGGTCGCCCAATTTATAACGCGGCTCAGCCAATGAACTCAGGCGGCCTATCAACACCTACATCTATCCGCGGCAACGTACTTGGCCTCGATCTATATGTAGATCACCAGATGGTTTCGACAACAATTGACGATTCAGCGTTCATCGTTGCACCAGAAGCTATGACCGTTTACCGCAGCCCACAGGCTTACATGTCAGTAAACGTAGTTTCAAACCTACAAATCCAGATCGCGATCTACGGCTTTATGGCAACAATCGTAAAGATGCCTAAGGGTCTAGTTCGCTACAACCTAACCTGATAAAACCCTAATAGTCGGTGGGCGATTAGCCCTTTCGCCCACCGACCCCTATCTAAGTAAGGAGTACCGATAATGGCAGCTACATATGTAACAGTCGCCGAGCTACGCACAAATCTCGGTATTGGTACTCTTTACTCAGATAGTACGGTTGAGGAGTGCTGCCAATCCGCGCAGGATCAAATTAACAGTTTCCTTTGGTTTGATTCCGCGCCAGTCGTGGGAACTGCATTGGTAAGCAACGTTGCAACCGTAATGATCGCCAACCCCGGCATCTTTACCGCAGGAGAATCGGTAACGATCGCCGGGGCTGGATCAACCTTTAACGGCACTTACACCATTACGGGTACAGTTCCATTTTCAACAGGTACAGCTAATATTTTGCCTGCGTTTAATCTGCAGCTTAACTATTTCCAATACCCACAGGGTTATAGTTTTATTCAATATGCTAAAACTGCAGCTAATCAGAATTTCCGCCGTGTATTGCCTTATGGCTCAGCCACAGGCGAGGATACAAAGACAGCCACCTACGCAAATACGCCAAGCGTTCGCGAAAGTGCCATGATCTTGGCCGTTGATATTTGGCAGGCGCGGCAGGTATCCCAAACAGGCGGCGTAGGACTAGATGGCTTTAGCCCATCGCCTTACCGCATGGGTAACAGCATGATAGGCAAAATTAGAGGCCTGCTAGCCCCGTACATCAATCCGAATAGCATGGTGGGGTAAATGCCTACCGCCGCAATTACCACGCTGCGTAGCACCATCGCAACGGCTTTAACCAATAACGGCGTATGGTCGGTTTTCGCATATCCACCTGCAACCATCTTGGCTAACAGCTGTGTAGTAATCCCAGCAGACCCATATTTAACGCCAAGCAATAACAGCTATATCACTATTTCGCCTATGGCTAATTTTAAGATTTTGCTAACCGTGCCTATGTTTGATAACCAAGGTAACTTGCAAGGCATTGAGGATTTTATCGTTGCGGCCTACACAAAACTAGCTGCATCTAACCTTGTATTTAATATAACCAGCGTTAGCGCGCCCGGTGTATTAAATGCTGATAGCGGTGACTTGCTTACCGCTGAATTCACTATAAGCATACTGAGCAGCTGGGAGTAAAATAATGTCATACACAGATGAGGATATTGCCTTTCTTATAAAGATCGGGCAGATCACAGAAGCACCAAAAGAAACAAAGACCAAAGCACCCGTAACCGAGCAGATCGAGGAATAAACAAATGGCCGTATATTTAAATAATACAGTCGTTGTAACTCTTAACTCAGTAATACTTACTGATCACGTTACATCGGCAACTATCAACCGTGTATTCGATGAACTCGAAGTCACAGCCATGTCTGATACCAGCCACAAATTTGTAAAGGGTTTGGAAGCTTCTACAATTACGCTGGACTTCCTAAGCGATACAGCTGCAGCAAACGTAAACGCAACACTTCAGGCTGCATGGGGTACAACAGTACCTATTACGCTAAAGCAGACAAGCGCAGCGGTATCAGCTACTAACCCGTTATACAGCACTACAATCCTAGTTAATAACACTACAGATATTAACGGCGCAGTAGGCGATATTGCTACACAATCAATTACATTTACTTGTAATTCACCAATCGTAATTACCACTTCATAATCAAAAAGAATAGGGGCTAAAAATGGCAAAGTTAAAAGTTACAAAGCTAGATGGGAACGTATCTGAGCATCAGATCACGCCATCTATAGAATATGCGTTTGAATTGAATTATAAAAAAGGTTTTCATAAAGCCTTTCGAGATGATGAGATGCAGACCATGGTCTATTGGTTAGCGTGGGAGTGTTTAAAAGCTGCAGGCGAAACCGTGCCAATGTTCGGTGCAGAATTTTTAAAAACACTTAAAAAGGTTGAAGTTCTGGATGATGACCCGGAAGCGTAGGGCGTGACTCGTTTACTTACTTGATCGCACGGATCAGTTTGGAAACGGGTATCGCGCCCAACGATTTACTAGCTTTAGATAGCAGGATGTTTAAAGCTTTACTTCAGGCGATGAAAGATCGAAATAAGGAGATGAAAGATGCCAGTAGCGGTAAAAGGCGGCATTGAACTCCGTAAAGCCATGAAAAAATTTACACCTGATTTAGCTAAAGATATGCAAAAAGAATTAGCTAGTTTGCTTAAACCTATCGTGTCTAAAGCGCGTGGGTTTATTCCATCCCAAGCCCCTTTATCGGGCTACGGTAAAGCATCGGGTAACGGCAAATTTCCAGTATGGGATGGGAAAGATGCTAGAGGCGGCGTAGGTTACAAAACCACACCTAGCAAGGTAAACCGATCAGGCTTTAGATCTTTAGCGCGTATTCAAAATGCATCCGCATCGGGTGCTATTTATGAAACTGCTGGCCGTGTACACCCTAACGGCCGTGAGCAAGCAAAAATGCGTGAGGTTGTAATCCCTACTTATCGGCGCGATACAGGTGCTGGTGAATATCGCTATACAACTAGCACTAATAAAAAATACGGCAAGAGCAATAATCCCGAAGCTGGTTATTTATTTGTACAGGCTATGAATCAATACAGCACGATAGTAGATGCCAATAACCAAACAGGCGCAGGCCGTAGATCGCGCAAAATGAAAGGCCGTGCAATCTTTCGTGCATGGAAAGAGGATGGTGGAAAGACTAACGCAGCTGTTATTAAAGCCATCGAGTCTGCCCGGGATAAATTCAATGCGGCTGTGGGGTATAACTAATGGCCGTTGACCCATCCGTAAGAGTAGATTTAGCCGTTGAATATAAAGGCAAAAAAGCCTTCGATCAAGCGGATAAAGCCACACAAAAATTAACTAATAATGTTAAAAAACTAGCTGGTGCTTTTGGCTTGGCTTTCAGCACTAGGGCAATAGTCAATTTTTCTAAGCAAGCTGTAAAAGCTTTTGCTGAGGATGATGCAGCTATAACCGCATTACGCCAAAATCTTAAAAATTTAGGTTTGGCTTATCAATCGCAAAACGCTGAAAATTTTATTGCGACACTTGAAGCGCAAACAAATATCTTAGATGATGAACTAAGACCAGCCTATGCGAAGTTATCAAAAGTAACTTTATCCACCACTAAGACACAGGAATTAATGGCTTTAGCCGTTGATGTAGCTAGGGCTAATGGCTTGGAGTTTTCAGCGGTAATCAACACTTTATCCCGTGCTTACGTTGGAAACTACAAAGGCTTAAAGCAATTAAATACAGGCTTAACCGATGCAGAACTAGCTACTAAAGATTTTGCTGAAATTCAAGCAATTCTTATTAAACAAAGCAAAGGTGCGAACAAAGCCTATATTGATACATTTGCTGGATCTATAGATAAATTGGCTGTTGCATCTGCCAACGCTAAAGAGGTTTTAGGCGAAGGTTTAGTAGATCTATTTGCAGATATGGCTGGCAACGGTGATATAGATCGAGCCACAGCAAACGTAAATAAGTTTGCTACAGCAGTTAGCGATTTACTAAAAGATGTAAGCGAATACAATCTATTAGACTTTGTAAGCGCGTTTGTAACTGGCAATATTACAGAAGGCACAGCCTCTAAATTAGTTAAACGGCCATCTGCTCGTAGATTCTATACAGGTGGCTCAGGCGTAAGTAGTGATCTACTTGCTGCAAGAGCCGCCGCTAAAGCCGAAGCCGCTAGAATTGCAGCAGAAAAAGCGGCAGCTGCTGCAAAGATCAAGGCAGATAAACTAGCAGCTGCAAACAAATTGAAACTGGAAAAAGCTGCTGCTGTATTTGAACTTCAAAAGATTCAGATAGCCGCTGCATTAAAGGGCAAAATAACCGATGAGGAACGTACTCGTTTATTACTTATGCAGGCTATTGAGGAAGGCAACGCAGATAAAGCCGAAGCCTTGCAAAAGAAACTAGAGGATATACAGGCCAGAAATGCTAAAATTGCTGCCGATCTTTTAGCAATCGGTCAAACTAAAGACCCGTTTTCTACATGGGCTGGCAGCCTATCTTTAGCATTAATAGAGCTTGGTAAGTTAGGTAAAGGCATAGCCGATGTTCCGGGCTTAGTTCCCGGTGTAAATTACAATCCTAGCCAAAATGCAGACCGTAACTACGATTTGAAAGTAGCAGCAGTAACGGCTGCCATTAATGCAGCTAAAGAGGAACAAACTGCCGTAGAGTCAATAATTGCAGATACTAGTGACATATTTGCAGAGGATGACACTATTTCGGATATTTTGGCTAAGGTAGAAAATATTGCTGCCGAGGCCGCTGCTGCTGCCGATGCTGCCGCTACATCGGTTACGCAATCGCAAACTACAGTAGATGCTTTAGCAGCTGCGGTATTAAATGTAACGCCTGCCCAATCGGCTACAGGATCATCCTCGATGTTTAATCCTTTCGGCCCTTCAGTCGGTGGCCCAGGATTCGGTATCCAATCCCCAGCTATTAATATAGTTATCGAAGGCAACGTATTAGATGGTGATGACTTTACTAACAAAGTTAACGATGCATTACTAAATGCTAATAGGCAAGGTTTGCCACGCATAGCTGCAGGTTTCTTAGTGGATGCCGGCTAATGACACTTCCAGTAATTAACGCGGTAATTAACTTTTCTACTGGCCCTAGTTTTGCCCAGGCATTAATTCTTGGCGAAGGTATATTAGGTACTAACGTATTGGCAGATTCAGCTGCAGTTATCGTAGATGTTAGCGATGTGGTAGATAGCGTAAGCATTAAGCGCGGCCGCAATCCGCAGGCAGATGAATTCCAAACTGGCACAATGACCTTACGCATCGTGGATCAAAATGGCGACTTTAATCCGCAAAACCCATCTAGCCCATACTTTGGCTTATTGAATCCAATGCGTAAGGTATCTATATCGGCTACTTATGCTGGCAGCACTTATGCCATGTTTTCGGGATTTATTACCAGTTACACCACCACTACCCCTAAAAATGCTACCGATGTAGTTTATACAACGATACAAGCCGTAGATGCCCTAAGACTGGCTCAAAATGCCCAGATCAGTACCGTCACAGGTGCAACCGCTGGCGACCTTAGTGGTACACGCATTAACAAGATCCTAGATGAAATTGACTGGCCACCGTCTATGCGCGATGTTGATGCAGGTTTAACTACTATGCAGGCAGATCCTGGCACAGCTCGTACTGCCTTAGCCGCATTACAAACCGTTACAAATAGTGAGTACGGCGCGTTTTACGTTGATGCGTCTGGATCTTTTGTATTTCAAGATCGAAACGTGACTACGGCCAGCATCGCAGGTACGCCTACCGTGTTTAACGATAATGGCACAGATATTGGGTACTTTAATGCCGTATGGCGATTAGATGACACGCTTGTATTTAATCAAGCTAACGTAACCCGTACAGGTGGCACAGTTCAAAATGCTACTAATGCAGCTAGTGTAGAGAAGTATTTTGCCCATACTTACAATATTCAAAACTTGCTTATGCAGACCGATGCCGTAGCCCTGGACTATGCCCGTGCATACGTTGCAAGCCGCGCTGAAACTAGCGTTAGATGCGATGCGATCGAGCTAGATCTCTATACAGATAACTACGCCAATGGCATTGTAGCCGCGCTTGATCTCGATTTTTTTGATCCTGTAACTATTACGACAAACCAGCCTGGTAGCTCGACTCTGACAAAAACACTTCAAATATTTGGCGTGGCACACAGCGTTACACCCAATAAATGGCGCACTACCTTTACTACACTTGAACCCGTGATAGACGGGTTTATATTGAACTCAACCCAATACGGCGTACTTGATACATCCGTATTGAGCTATTAAGGAGATAAGAAAATGGGAGCAGGACTAGGCTTTAAAGATTTTGTAACAGGGGAAGTTTTAACGGCTAATGACGTTGATGGCTACCTAATGCAAGGCGTATGGGTTTTTGCTAACGCCGCAGCTAGAACAGCCGCAGTAACTAGCCCACAGGAAGGTAACTTTAGTTTTCTAAAAGATACTAACTCAACTGAGTATTACTCAGGATCTGCATGGGTTTCTGTTGCTGGCGGCGGTGGCTGGACATTATTGACTAGCGGAACTTTATCGGGTGCATCCACAACTACCGCTAGTTTTTCAACCAGCTACACGGATCTACGAGTTTACATTTTAAACTTTCTACCAGCCACGGACAACGCTGAATTTATGATGCGATTTAACGGAGATTCTGGCGCGAATAGACATTTTGGTGCAAGTAACTCGCCACAGTTAAACCAGCCTTTTGCTCAGACATCTGTCAATATGGCTACTGGCAACGATAATTCTGTTAATACTGGCATCATCATTATCGATATTCCTAGTTATTCCAATACAACTACATGGAAAATTGCTAACTCACGCAATGCAACAGTAAATGCAACAACCACAGCTAACGTCAATATTGAAAACCGCATTGGCGCATATAACCAAACAACTGCAATTAGCACACTTCAATTCCTTCCAAGTACAGGTAACTTTACTTCTGGTACTTATTTAGTATATGGGGCATAAAAATGACTGACTTAATCCACCGTATTTATTCTGAGGATGGCACTTATATTGATCGCCCGTTCACGGATGATGAAATTAAAGTTTATGAGGAAAACAAAAAAGCCCATGAATTTGAGAAAAAAGCCATTAAAGCCGCTAAAGATGCAGCTACCGCCAAACTAGAGGCATTAGGTTTAACGGTAGATGATCTAAAGGCACTTGGTTTTTAGTAACAATGTCTGCGATCAGCTATAACGGCTGGCCAGCATCTAAGGATGTTGAGTCGATCCGTATCAAGTCTTACCCAATTAAGGGTACAAAGATAAAGCTGCGATGCGCCTATTTTGCTGCACCTTTACTGGTTGCCTTTGCTGAGCAGTTTAATGAACTGATCGAGCCGATCGATGGCGGCACATTAGATGACTGGGGCTACTGCTATCGTGATGTTCGGGGCGTACCGGGCAAGTTAAGTAACCACAGCAGCGGTACGGCTATCGATCTAAATGCGACTAAGCACCCGTTAGGTAAGGCTGGCACGTTTCCAGCTGAGAAAATTCCAATGATCCAGGCATTGACTAAAAAATACGGCCTTAATTGGGGCGGCAACTGGACACGCAAAGATGAAATGCATTGGGAAATAGCACAAGATCCCGTAAAAACCGCAAAACTAATAGAAAAGTTAGGATTAAGTTATGCCGACTAGCGCACAAGTAACAGTAACCACGACAGCCACGATTTTAGTAGCTGCGAATATTATGGATCAAACAGTATGGCTACATAATCTAGGCGGCGGTGCTGTCTATTTAGGCGATGCTAACGTAACCACAGCAAACGGTTACAAGATGGATAACGGCGATAAAATGCAAGTGCCTGTAGGAGATCATGAAGGCTTATATGGAATTGCTGCATCGGGTACGCATACGATTGCAGTATTGAAACAAG